ACCATAAATCATATCTGGCATAATATTCAGATACGACAGGAAAGACTTCAATATATCATAATCTCTTTCATCAATCTTATAGAACAAAATTCTTGCAGTCGCTTCTGTTCCAAAAACGTTGTTCAATAATATGATGTGGTTCAATATTAAACGTTCCTTTAGTGATTTTGTCACTTTGTATCTTCTGAATAATCTCTTTAGATACTTGGTACGTTTAATATCTCCCTCAAATTCTGACATGATACAATGTGGTGAACTATAACACTTCATTGCATACATCACAAAATTATCTTCATTCAACTCGTCAAACATATTATAAAGGGGCCGAAGCCCCTGTTAATTAAGCAACTGTAAGTGTTGCGTTTGCAGATGTTGCTGTTACGCCTTGGTCTGCTGCTGTTACAACAACACGCAATACTGTGCCGTTGTTTGCGGTAGTCGCTGGGCGTGCTTGTAATGTACTTGTGGTTGCACCAGACCATTGAATTGGATTGGTGTTTGCTGGAATGTTTGTCCAACCAGTTGAACCACTTGCATTGTTGTATTGCCATTGATATGTCAATGTTGCAGCTGTATTTCCGTCCAATGTTGGTGTTGTTGTAAATGACACTACATTAGCGAAATATGTAGCATTAGCTAAAACAGAACCGTTAGATGGACCAGACAATGTGATTGTAACGTTTGCATATTGCTGTGCATCACCATCTGTGCCAACAAAGTTGCTCAATGCAACCAAAACTTCTTCTTGTACACGGCCAGCACGACCACCTGAACCGGTAGTTTTCAGTACCCATCCAGTGTGTACTCTATTTGTTGATGAAGCTTCTTCTGCATCAACACCGAACAAACCAATGGTTTCTCCGACTGTGTAAGCATCAGCTGTAGTATTTGCATACAAAAGTGCAACGTTTGCTGCTGTAGGTGCAGCTGCAACAGACTTGGCATCAGTTGCATTTACAATTGTTGAGTTAACTGCCCAGTATGGTGCGTTAGCTGCGTTGTCGTTATTTCCCCAAGATGACATTTATATTTCTCCTTTTAACCGAGGGTTATGTTACTATTTATTTAAACACTTTTCTGTGAATTTCCAGACTGTTTACGCATCTTCATCATTGGGTCGATTTCGATGGTATCACGAGGTTCTCCCGTCATAGTCTTACCGCCTGTCAAAACCGCTGCGGCTTGTGGTGCTTCTTTTGTTAAAGAATCAGCATCCAGTTTCTGTACTTTTGGTTTTTTACCCAAAGGTGCAGTAGATTTATCTTCTTTTTCGTGGTCATAAAGTTCTTCTTTCATTGGTTTTGGACCTTTGAATTCTCCTTTATAAGCAACTCTATTTCCTGTCACCAAACGTGCTGGATTTCCTGAAGCCATACCTTTATCATCACGCCATGAATGGTGAGCATTTCTAGCGGCACTTGCTTCTTCTTTGGATCCGTATGTATGATACTTCCATGTTTCATCCAAAGTTTCTTCACTCATGCCTTTTCTCTTGTATATAGATTTAATAATACGAGCAGACTTAGACATTTGAATCAACTTTTTGTTCTTGTCTTTTGGTGCAACATCATCAGGTGTATTTGCACCATCACCAGGTTGAGCACATGCAGCCAAAGGTTCCATGTTTTCTTTTACTGGTGGTGTTTGTTGTTGTTTCTCTCTGGCTTCACGAGACTGGTCTTTCAACTCACGTTCTTGTTTTGCCTTTTGTAGAGCCTTGGCCATGCGTAGTGCGGCAGAACCTTCTTGTAATGGTGTGCCTTCAACTTCAACAGAATCGGCTGTGTATTTTCCACCTTCCGAAGGATCGACACCTTTAGGTAATCCAATCACATTTCTTTTCAAAGTTCTACTAACAACTTTGGCCATACCTTTGCTGCGTTTTTGTTTGGTGGCTTTTGGTGTAGTTCCAGTCTTATCATATTTCTGTGCGTGTGCTTTTTTGAAATAAGAATGTTGTAATTCTACTGAAATTTCACTCAACATATAAACACATTCATTTATAGTGCCTTGTTCTTCAACACTCAATGAATCAACATCTTCTTTGACAATTACACCATATTCATTCATTGATAGAACACCTCTACCACGAATTTTTAGTAATCTTTCTACCATTCTGTGTAAATGAACATCGGATTGTAAATCTTCACGAGCAAATTCCAATACACGAATCAATAAAGGAATATCAAAAGTGATTGTGTCACGTTTATCGACAGCTTCGGAAATATGGTCTATTTTCCACTTGTTGAATTGACCTGTTTTAGAATGAGCAACTTTTTGATCTTTGGTCACATATCGTGGGTTGATTCCTCTTGACTTTAGATATTTGGCCAACAAACCGGAAGGATTACCCTTCGATTCGGCAAGATTAGCCTTAGCAGACCATGGATCACGAGGATCCGTTCCGAATGTTGACGGTTGTGCATCACTCTTTTTGATGATGTTTTTGATGGTCTTTACTTTTGACATATTACTTACCTAAGTTGCTTTTAACTTTTTTCATTGCTTGACGAGCGATGTGTTTAACACGAGACATTGGTGTGTGAACAGCACCAGACTTGTCTTTCACATTTGCAGGTGAGGATGATGTGTTGTATGGAGGAGCAAAAGGAACATTGTCTTGGTCAGGTTGTTTTGCTTCCTTAACTTCTTTCTTTTCCGGTTCATCTTTTTGTTTACCACCACCATAACGGGTGCCTTGTTTGATACCAGAACCACCTGATGGTTTAGGACCAGACTTAACTTTTTCGGTTGCAGACTTAACCATATCGTCCCAACCTTCTTGGACTGCATCTTCTTTACGCAATAACTTGAAGTCCTCAGCATCAATCTTTTTATTCTTATTCTTGTCAATCTTGTGCTGGTCGCCTTTTAGTGCTTCATCAACAGATTCAACTTCTTCGTTTTGTTTCTTGTAATATGCACCTAGTGCCATTTCTTTGCGTTTGGCTTTAGATTTGCCGGCAAACTTAGGATTATCTGAGTGAACAAAATCATGGATCCAATCACCAGCAGATGCATCTTTAGACAACACTTCATTAATCATCTGGTCGATGATAGAATTTTCTTCATGTTCTTCTTTGAATTTTTTCAGTGACTTTTTTCCACGCAAGATTTTGAAGTCTTGTGCATCAATCTTATTGTTTTTGTTTTTGTCAATCTTGTGTTGATTGCCTTTTAGTGCTTCATCAACTGTTTCAACTTCTTCTTTGGCCAAACGGTCAGTTGCCTTGCCGATACCTTTGATTCGTTTGTCTGCCATGTCACCCGCTTTAGCACCAGTTTTCCATTTTTTGTTTGCAATAGAATCACCAATCGCAAAACCATGAACAGCAGTATCTTTGGCTGCTTTCTTCACATAAGAACCTAAAGTTGATTTTGATAGTTCATCAATCTGTTCAACTTCTTCTTTCTTAACTGGACCGAAACCATGTAAACGATTATCTGCCTTAACTGCGCCACGGGCACGATTTGCGATTTTAGGATCAGTTCCAATGTGTGAGTTGTTAGGATTAGCTCCAGCACTTGCTCTTACTTGGTTACGAGCCTTGTTCACATAAGAGTTTAATGTTTTGTTGGACAATTCGTCAATCTGTTCAACTTCTTCTTTTTTCAGAATGGAATCAACTGCACTGGCTACAGAATCTTTTTTATTGAAATTAATCATTTGGCATCTCCGTTTTTCTTCTTATTTTTGATGTTGGTATAACCTAGTTTGTCTTTTGGGTTTTCCATCGGTTCTTTATTTGTGGCCCCATTCAAGACACCACCAACACCCATTTCTGAATCTGATGGATCATTATGAGATTCTTTTAATTTATTTCTAAACGAACTGAATCTGAATTCTTCTCTGTATGTTACATCGCCTAGTCCTGACATTGGGTATACTGTTCCCTGTTGGCGTGTATCAAATTCTTGACCGATACCAGAGACATTTCTCAATCTCTGGTTAACAGTCGGTGCATCCGAAAATCTTTTTTTCTTTAGACTTTCTTTGTCTTTGTTGAAGTTCTTCTCTTTTTCTTCGGTGTAGGTTCTAAAGATGTAACTTCCTCGCTTTTTGTTTCCGTCCCACTTGATACTGTCGGCGTTGGAGTCTCCTGCACGATTGTCTGCTGGGATATCTGTTGGACCTTCTGCTCTTGCTCCAGTTTTACTAAGTCGGCTGGCAGACTTTGCTTCTCTGAGCTTCTGAATAAATCTAGAATCTTTTTTAACATGTTTATCTTCCTCATAAAGAACTGTAATCGAATCATTGGTATTTAGCTTACCGTGACTTTCTAACCATATGTATGCCGTTTCGTCATACACCTTTTCATCCATGAACCAACTCCTCAATAGCATCGTAAGAAGAACTATTGTTGAAGGTGATGAATTTGTTGAAGTTTTGACGATAGGCTTCCTTGCAAGTTTGTGCAAGTTCCCATTTTTCTTGCCTTACAGTTTCGGCAATCATCTTTGTCAATTTTTCATTTCTGGACTGACTTGCTTCGTTTGTGGTGTCAACAAACACCATTGCTGTGCTGTAACCAAGTTCTTCCAGTTCTTCTTTAATTGTAATCAAACGAGTATGGTCATCCGCAGGACCATTAATAATCAACGGACCACGGTTGCGAATCGCTTCTCTACGGAAGTCATTTGATTTTTCGGACAGTTGTTTCTTGTCCATCAGATATTGATATGCCTGTACAGAATTCAATTCTACTGCCTTCTGTTCGTTGATGGCTTCACGGATGATAACATCTTTACCAGAACCTGGTCCACCTGTCACAAAGATTGCACGGAACAAACCACGATTGTAGTTTTCGTTCAATCCCATACCTCTACGCACATCACGGAACAATTCACGAGCGTGCTTCTCTGGTACATGCGATGGAATACCCTGTTTGAATTCGCCAAAGTTATTGTTGGTTGCATGTTCACGCATTTTAGAAGCGGACATACCCTCTGCACCTTCGGCATCAGGATCACGGTGACCGGCAGACTTAACATCAATTTTTTTGAAATTGTATAGTTTTCCTGGACCCACACCATTGTATTGATTCAACTTTTTCTCATATTCTGGAATGCGGTCTGAACCTGCAACCATAATTAAGTGGTCGTGGCCTGCTTGATTTAATGCAGCTGCATGTTGTAGAAAAGTTGGTTTTTCTTTAGAAGATGTGGATATGTTTGTATTAGGAAAGAAGCGTTTTGCGTGTTTGAGTTTGGCAGCGGCCTCTAGTGGATTCTTTTTGGCATCAACAGAGTGTGATATAATCACATGGTGTGTTGCGTTATAATCTTTAGCAACTTGTTTAACTTTGTCGACCAATTTTTCGTGACCGATAGTTGGAGGATTCATGCGGCCAAAAGCCATGACAACCGGTTTGTGGGTTGCCGAATCTTCGTTGATTTTTTCTAAAAACTTCTTCATATATTCCTGATTCCAGCAAAGTTTCTGCGTGAGAATTCTTGACGGTTAACAAACTTGTCAGATTCTTTACCATGGTGGAATACATATCCTTCTGGATTTGCAGCCTCACCACCGTGTTCATGTTGAAATTCTTGGTGTTGATTCATAACATTAATCAATGTGTCTTTTGCTTTTTGTAGGTGTCCGTGCATCTTAAATAGATTGTTGTAATGTTTCTTATTACGTTCAATCTTATCTAGTTCACCTTTTAACTCTGTTTGTTTAGACTTACGATTCTTTTCAACTTTGAGTTTGTCGATTTCTTTGTTTTTCTTGGTTTCTAACCAATTTTTGAAGTTTGTGTGATTGGCTTCTTCACCAGTTCTGACTGTGTGATTCATGTAAGTTTCTAAGGCACCACCAACACCATGGTGTGTGGAAGTACCTGCGTACATATCATTTTCGTGTGTGTCATGCACAGACTGTGCCATTTTGATATGTTTGTCGAATGCCTTTTGTTCTTCTGGACTGAAATGAACTTTGGATGTGTCCATTCTAGGATCAACCGAGAATACATCTGAGTGTTTACCAAAGTTTTCGTGGTCTACTTCATGGTTTGCATTTAGACTTGCAGCATTCTTTCCTTGATAGGAAAGGTGTGTAACAACACCAATTTTGGCCTTGTCAACTGCGGCCTTGTGTGTTCCATGGGCAGTATAGGTCAAACCAGATGGATTTGGATGAAAAGAAGTTCCACCACCTTTTGACTTTTGTTTGTCCTCATGTGAGAACATCATATCACCTTGGTAAACGCCTTCTTTTGGTGCAACCTTTGGTAGGTGTTGAAGTGCATCTTTTAATTTTTTGACAAGACCTGGCGCATGGCCATGATTCTTTTCAATATCTTTTGGTGTGTAATTAATCTTAGGTGTCTTGTTGAATGCTGATTTTGATGCAACAAAGAACTTACCAGTTTCTGGGTGGTGACCATAAACGATTGCTGGAGAACCGTCATACTTAGTCGTTAGTTCAGAAGTCTTTTTGCCTGCCTTGATGTGTTCGGCTGCGGCCTTTAGTGACTTGATTGCGTGTTTGGCACCCTTTTCACCATTTTGCAAGGGACGGTCTTCCACGTGCGTCAAATGTTTAATCTGACGGCTGGCACCTTCGTCCTCAGCTTGCTCTTTTAAGAAAGTCTTGAAAGTTAACATTAATGAATTTACCTTTAGATATGCAACACACTTTGGTTGCCGTAAGGTTATTTATAACAGATTATAACACAACCAAATCAACCAGTCAAATGTTCGATTTGATATATATGCATCAATAATGTTCGATTTGGCCATTTCCGGCCAGCCAACCCCAACAATATAACCTGTCAAATTCCACCAGGTATTCCTCAGGAATGTTTAGGAAATGACCGTGTTCGGTATCTGGCACAACATTATTTGACAAATCTTTTAGGATTTCTTGCATGACCATAAGGTATGTGTCCAATAGTGAAGTACAGAAAGAGAACATTCTGGTTATAAACAGATGTGTATCTGGATTGTGCCAAGACACGATGCGTTTCTTAAACACAAATTTACCAAACAAATTATCATAATGTGAAATATCGAAACCATCTTCAAGTTCAGACCTAGCCGAGAATTTGAAGATTCTTTTGACATCCTTTAACAAGTTATTTTGTTTTAATGCTTGTATTGTGGAAAACATCAAACAGTTTTCACCATGACTTTTCAATCCATTAACTGCACAGAACCTGACATTCGGTTCATTTGACATATCAATATAAAAGTTACACAATGAAGCAATCGCCTCTTTTTCCAGGTCTGTAACAGGTCTAACAGATACATCCGAGAAAACGATGATTGCTTCTGGTACCTTTTCTCTCAACGACTTCAATGTGGCAATGGTTTGTGAAAACCTTTGTTCATCACTAAATGCACCCATCGAAGGTTTGAGTGCAGAAGTTACGATGAATAGATTTTTATCTGGTATCATAGGAAGTCACTTAGGTTATCCGAATCCCTTTTGATGTTGATTGCCTCAGCTCGTGGATATGGATTTGCATTGTTGTAGTCATTGATTAAGATGCGTCTTGAGTTTTGTAAACCTTCAATTAAGGTGAAACTCATAAAACCTAGTTCATACAACATTTGACGAGTCTCTGCTCTGTATTGTGGTTCTCTTGCTGTAGTGAAAATGAATTGAGCACCTTTGGTCTGCCATTCCAACAATCGTTTGATATTGTTTTGTAGTGGAACAACAGGTCTCTTGGCCTCTAAGTCTAATCTGGATTGTGCTTGAATGATAGTGCCATCAATATCACAGAAGATAACAGGCTTATCATTATGTTCAAACCAATCTTGTGCAGTACCAACATCAACATAGTTGGTTACATGTTTCTCGGTGAATATGTGTGAATCGTTTATGCAACGACCAATAACATCAGAAACAAACACTTCTCTTTCGGTAGTAAGAGATTCAAATGCTTGTTTGTACAACATTGCTGACGAGAACTTATAACCACCAACACAGAATGTATTGGACACAACTTCTTTCTCTACAATATCGTAAATGATACCGTTGTTATTTGCAATCGTAAAAGATTTAGATGAAAGTTTCTTCAACACCTCATGTTGTGACACATTAGATACACAAACATAATTGCCTTCTGTAAAGTCATGTTCAAAATAACTGTCACAGTCTTTGATGAAGATTTCTGAGTCATGTAACCCAGATTGTTGAATGATTTGATATACTGTATCTGCTGGACCACGGGTTGGTTTATCCAGAATTACATATTTGATGTTGTCCATCCATTCATGTTGGATTTGTTTAATCACATCATATTTGTCTTGGTGTTCTTTTAGAATACCGATGTGAATACGACAACCACGCTGTCTGTATGAGCGTAATGCGTTCATCAACATCATATCACCCTTGTAATCATATAAGAGGTATTTTGGTTTCATGTCTGGGAATCTGGTAGACAGACCAGCTGCTGGTACAATTATTTCCATAGTCTATTAATCTCTCTCAAAATAAATTCACGCTCAAAATCACCTTCTTTAGTATGTAGATATACTCTCAACAACATCAGAATCAAAACATTATCATTAAAGGCTTCTGGATAACATTCTCGTAATGTGTCCTGTATATTCTGTAACTTAAAGTCTAGTTTCGCATCACTATGACGGAGAAACCACTTACATTCCAAGTCCTGGCGAAGTTTGGCCACATCAAACACCCACGAATCATACTCAACTGTCACCGCATCTATCATGTGGAAACCTGGATCGGTATAAATGATATTCTCTAAGGTCAGGTCACCATGATACATTGATTGTGGTATGTTTTTCGGTAACCTTTCAATCAATTGTTCTTTGGTGAATGGTAAACCTTGGTGTGAATCCAACCATGCCAATTTTTGATAGTATGTTTTCGTGTAGTCTTTGATTATACTATTTTCGGAGAAACGGTCAAGTGTAACCAGTAAGAACTCTTGCAATTTTGTGGAAGTATTATGCAGTAGATAGTTTTTCATATCTAAGCCATGGATATATTC